AGGCCAGCATCGTGTTCGAAGTGGCTGCAGACATGGTACGGATGTGCCCGGCGCTCAGCAAGCGCGTGAAGATTCTCGCTTCCCAGAAGCGCATCATCTACGCGCCGACGAACAGCTTCTATCAGGTGCTGTCTGCGGAGGCGTATTCCAAGCACGGCTTCAATATCCATGGCGTGGTATTCGATGAGCTGCATACGCAGCCCAACAGAAAGCTGTTCGACGTCATGACGAAGGGCTCCGGCGACGCGCGCATGCAGCCGTTGTACTTCCTTATCACCACCGCAGGCACCGACACTCACAGCATTTGTTATGAGACTCACCAGAAGGCTTTGGATATCCTGGAGGGCAGGAAGATCGACCCCACCTTCTATCCCGTCATCTACGGCGCTGCCGATACGGAGGACTGGACGGATCCGAAGGTATGGAAGAAGGCTAACCCCTCCCTGGGCGAAACCATCGGCATGGACAAGGTGGTTGCCGCCTGCGAATCCGCCCGGCAGAATCCCGGCGAGGAGAATTCTTTCCGGCAGCTGCGCCTCAACCAGTGGGTCAAGCAGGCTGTGCGCTGGATGCCCATGGAAAAGTGGGACGCCTGCGCTTTTCCTGTGAATGAGGATGATCTTGAAGGACGTGTGTGCTACGGCGGATTGGATCTGTCTTCCACCACGGACATCACGGCATTTGTGCTGGTGTTCCCGCCGACCGACGAGGATGACCGGTATATCGTCCTGCCGTACTTCTGGGTGCCGGAGGACACGCTGGACCTGCGTGTTCGCCGAGATCACGTTCCTTATGATCTCTGGGAACGGCAGGGCTACCTTATGACGACTGAAGGCAACGTTGTGCATTACGGCTTCATCGAGAAATACATTGAGCGCCTCGGAGAAAGGTTCAATATCCGCGAGATCGCCTTTGACCGCTGGGGCGCTGTGCAGATGGTACAGAACCTGGAGGGCATGGGCTTTACCGTGGTTCCCTTCGGGCAGGGCTTCAAGGATATGTCCCCGCCCACGAAGGAACTGATGAAGCTGGTGCTGGAGAAGCGGATCGCCCATAACGGACATCCGGTACTGCGCTGGATGATGGACAACATCTATATCCGTACCGATCCTGCCGGGAACATCAAGGCAGACAAAGAGAAATCTACGGAGAAAATCGACGGCGCGGTGGCCACTATTATGGGGCTGGACCGCGCCATCCGCTGCGGGAACGATACACAGGAAAGCGTGTACGACAACCGCGGCATTCTGTTCATATAGGAGTGAAGCATCATGAAGAATCCCTTCTCCGGGCTGTTCCGCGCCAGGGACAAGCCTGTCAACAGCACCAACGGCAGCGGCTACCGGTTCTTCCTGGGCGGAAGCACAGCTGGCAAAGCTGTAACCGAACACAGCGCCATGCAGATGACAGCAGTATACGCCTGCGTCCGCATCCTGTCGGAGGCCATCGCTGGTCTACCGCTGCACCTGTACCGTTACAACGATGGCGGCGGGAAGGAAAAGGCGCTGGACCATCCGCTGTATTTGCTCCTGCACGACGAGCCGAATCCTGAGATGAGCTCTTTCGTTTTCCGGGAAACGCTCATGACACACCTGCTCCTGTGGGGCAACGCCTACGCCCAGATCATCCGTAACGGCAAGGGCGAGGTCGTGGCTCTGTATCCGCTCATGCCCAACCGCATGACGGTGGACAGGGACAGCCAGGGGCAGCTGTATTACAGCTACCAGATGACCAACAGCGATGCGCCCACCATGCCGGGCGGCACGGTGATCCTGAAGCCTTCGGACGTGCTACATGTTCCCGGGCTCGGTTTTGACGGGCTTGTGGGTTACAGCCCCATCGCCATGGCAAAGAACGCCATCGGGCTGGCCATCGCCACGGAGGAATATGGCGCTAAGTTCTTCGCCAACGGCGCAACCCCGGGCGGTCTGTTGGAATACCCCGGTACGGTGAAGGATCCGGACCGCGTGCGCGAGAGCTGGAACAAAGGCTTCTCCGGCAGCCAGAACGCAGGAAAGGTCGCTATTCTGGAGGAGGGCATGAAATACACGCCCATCTCCATCGCGCCGGAGCAGGCGCAGTTCCTGGAAACCAGGAAGTTTCAGATCAACGAGATTGCCCGTATTTTCAGGGTGCCGCCACACATGGTAGGAGATCTGGAAAAGAGCAGCTTCTCCAACATCGAGCAGCAGAGCTTGGAATTCGTGAAATACACTCTCGACCCCTGGGTGGTGCGCTGGGAGCAGTCCATACAGCGTACGCTGCTGACAGCTGAAGAGAAAAAGCAGTATTTCGTGAAATTCAATCTGGAGGGCCTGCTGCGCGGCGACTATCAGAGCCGCATGAACGGGTACGCCACGGCAAGGCAGAACGGCTGGATGTCGGCCAACGATATCCGGGAACTGGAAAACCTCGACCGCATCCCCGCGTCAGACGGTGGCGACCTGTACCTTATCAACGGCAACATGCTCCCGCTGGAACACGCGGGGGCTTTTGCGTCCATATCACAGACGGGAAAGGAGGAAACGAACCCCGATGAATCCCCGCAAGAAGTTTTGGAAGTGGAGAAATCAGGCGGACGGCGAACCCGAGGCAAGGGTGCTTGAACTGTACGGCACCATTGCGGAGGAGAGCTGGTTCGATGATGACGTCACTCCACAGATGTTCAGGGATGAACTGTTCTCCGGCGAAGGAGACGTGGTCATCTTTCTGAACAGCCCAGGCGGAGACTGCGTGGCGGCCAGCCAGATCTACACCATGCTCACAGAGTACAAGGGCAGCGTCACCATCAAGATTGATGGCATCGCAGCCTCGGCCGCGTCCGTCATCGCCATGGCAGGCGATACCGTGCTCATGGCTCCCACGGGCATGATGTTCGTGCATAACCCGATGACCGCCGCTTTCGGCAACAAGGCTGAGATGGAAAAGGCCATCGAAATGCTGGAGGAGGTCAAGGAGAGCATCATCAACGCCTACGAGCGCAAGACCGGCCTGTCGCGCCAGAAGCTGTCCCATCTCATGGACAGCGAGACCTGGATGAACGCCCGCCGGGCCATCGATCTGGGATTTGCCGACGGCATGCTGGGCGGCGACGCCGTGATGGATGAAGCGCCCGCTTACGAGTTCTCCGGCAAATCCGCCGAAACATCCCTGATCAACAAGATCACCGATAAGGCCAGGCGCGAAAACCCGCCTGAGCCTGAAAAGACCAACACTACCGATCCCCGTGGCCGCTCCGTCGATGCGCTGATGGAACGGCTTTCTCTTTTGAAAAACTGACAGGAGGATGAGCTTATGACCATTACTGAACTGCGCAACAAGCGCGCCAAGACCTGGGAAGCGGCTAAGGCTTTCCTTGACTCCCACCGTAACACTGACGGCTTCCTCTCCGCTGAGGATGACGCCACCTACACCAACATGGAAAACGAGATCACCGCGCTGGGCAACGAGATCAGCCGTCTCGAGCGTCTGGAGGCGATGGACCGCGAGATGTCCATGCCCACCAGCGCCCCGCTGACCGAGAAGCCCGCCTACGCGCCTAAGCTGGACAACAAGACCGGCCGCGCTTCCGACGCCTACCACAAGGCTTTCTGGAACCAGCTGCGCAGCAAGAACCCCATGACGCCGGAGCTGCGCAACGCGCTTCAGGAAGGCGAGGTTGTCGAGGGTGGTTACCTGGTGCCCGACACCTTCGAGCGCACCCTGATCCAGGGCCTTACCGAGAACGGCATTGTCCGCGCACACGCCCATGTGATCACCACTTCCAACGGCCTCCACAAGATCCCCGTTGTCGCTTCCCACGGCTCTGCTTCCTGGCTGGATGAAGAGGGCGATTATCCCGAGAGCGATGAGGCTTTCGGCCAGGTGCAGCTCGACGCCCACAAGGTCGGCACCCTCATCAAGGTTTCCGAGGAATTGCTGCAGGATTCGGCTTTTGACCTGGAAAGCTACATCGCATCCGAATTCTCCCGCCGTATTGGCGATAAGGAGGAGGACGCCTTCCTGAACGGCGACGGCAGCGCTAAGCCGACGGGCATTCTGCATGACACCCTGGGCGGGCAGGTTGGCGTAACTGCCGCCTCCGCCACCGCGATCACTGCGGATGAGCTTGTGGACCTGTATTACAGCCTCAAGGCCCCGTACCGCAAGAACGCTATCTGGATTCTCAACGATGCCACCATCCGCCTGATCCGCAAGCTGAAGAGCGTGGAAGGCCAGTACCTCTGGCAGCCCGGTCTCAAGGACGGCGAGGTGAACACCATCCTGGGCCGCCCGTACTTCACCTCTCCGTTCATGCCCACTGCCGAGGCCGGCGCGAAGGCTATCCTGTTCGGCGATCTGAGCTACTACTGGATCGGAGACCGCCAGGGCATCGCCTTCCGTAGACTGAACGAGCTGTACGCCGGGAAGGGCCAGGTCGGTTTCATGGCCAGCAAGCGCCTGGATGGCCGCACCGTGCTGCCCGAGGCGATCCAGCTGCTGCAGATGAAGAACGCCTGAGAAAGGAGGCTGCCGTATGGCGCTGATTAAGTTGGATGAAGCGAAGGAATACCTGCGTGTTGATACCGACGCCGATGATGCCCTGATCGGCAGCCTTCTTCTTTCTGCAGGACGGCTGTGCGCCGATGTAGCACGGCTGAACGATGAGGAATGGGCGGCGGTTGACGCTGACGATTCCGGAGATGACAGCGCAGAGGTGGTTTCTCTCCGCGCCTCGCTCCGCGTAGCGGTGTATTTCACGCTGGCATACCTCTATGAGCACCGGGAGGAAGCAGACCATCACGGTCTGCTTCTCACCCTGCGCTCCCTACTCTTTTCTGTCAGGGAGGGACGCCCGTGAAGAAGAATCCGCTCTATCCCAGCAGGCTATGCAGCCGCGCTGAGTTCCTGCGCCGCACCGTCACTGTAGAGCACGGTATCAGCAAGGAACGCTGGGAAACTGTCTTCTCCTGCTGGTGCGGTGTGGAGCCGCTGTCCGGCAGAGAGTTCTGGGAGGCTGCAGCCATCAACCGGGAAAACGAGGTGCGGTTCACCATCCGCTACCGGAAGGACGTATCCGCAGAGATGCGGATCAGGTTGGACGGTATTGTATATGACATCACCTCTATCCTCGATAAAAACAACCGGCACGAGGCGCTGGAGATACTGGCAAGGACGGTGACGTCGGATGGCAAATGTCAGAATTGACGGGCTGAAAGATCTGGGCGCACGCGTGAAGAACATGGGTAAAGAAGCCAGAGGCGCTGCAGGGCAGGCCCTCCGCAAAGGCGCAGAGATCATACGGGAAGAAGCCCATGTCCGAGCGCCCCGCAGCGCGCACGGGCATCCCGCCACCCAGGGCAGGACAGCAAAGCATCTGGCGGATCAGCTGACCACCAG